TTTAATATAAATAATAGAACAAAATATGATGCTTCTATTAGTTCTGGTTTAGCAGTAATGGCTTGCAATAAAAATAAGTATAGACCTGTGCCAATTAGAACTAAAAACGAAACTAATTTAGGAATAAGAAGATACAACAATGACGGATCTATGTCACAAATAATAAAATAAATGAAAGGTAAGATAACAAACACTTATAGTTCTTTTCCAGATCAGGTTGTACCTGATGAGGTTAAAAAAAGCTTAGATTACGGAAGGCAAGTTGGTCAAGCGATAGAAGGCGATTGGTTTAGTGGAACTAGATCTGGTATTGAAAATAGATTTAATAGTAATTTTAACAATTTTAGAATGCGTAGGTTATACGCTAGAGCAGAACAACCTGTACAAAAATATAAAGATGAAATGGCTATAAACGGTGATTTATCTTATTTAAATTTAGACTGGAAGCCAGTACCAATAATACCTAAGTTTGTAGATATAGTTGTTAATGGAATGGATGATAAGTTGTATGATATAAAAGCTTATGCTCAAGATCCTGAGTCAAGAAGAGTGAGATCTAAATATGCAACAGATATATTAAGAGACATGCAAGCTAAAAAGTTTCTTACGTCTTTACAACAAGATTTAAATTTAAACTTGTTTAATTCAGAAAATCCAGATGAATTACCAGAAAACAAAGATGAACTAGATTTACATATGCAACTTAGTTATAAACAAGCTTCAGAAATAGCTTGTGAAGAAGCTATTAATAATACTCTTGCTTATAATAAATACGATCTTACTAAGAAAAGAATTATTGAAGATTTAGTAGTTCTAGGTATTGGAGCATCTAAAACCAACTGGAATAAAGCTGAAGGCGTTACAGTTGAATATGTTGATCCATCAAGAATGGTACATTCATTTAGTGAAGATCCAAACTTTGAAGATTTATGGTATGTTGGCGAAGTAAAACCTTTATCATTAGCAGAGTGCAAAAAACAATTTCCTGATTTAGGACCTGATGAATTAGAAAAACTAGAACAATATCAAGGTAATAGCAGTTTCTTATATAACTGGAATGGTAGAAGAGATGGCAATGCTATATATGTATTGTTTTTTGAATACAAAACCTACAGTGAACAAGTTTTTAAAATAAAGAAAACATCCACAGGTTTAGAAAAGTCTTTAGAGAAACCAGATACTTTTAATCCAGAAGAGAACGATAATTTTGATAGAGTTAGTAGATCAATAGAAGTTTTATATAGTGGTGCTAAAGTTTTAGGATACGATATGATGCTAGAGTGGAAGATGGCCAAGAACATGACAAGACCTAAGTCTAATTTAGTAAAGGTTAACATGAATTACAGCATATGCGCCCCTAGACTTTACCAAGGTAGAGTAGAATCTTTAGTTAGTAGAATGATGGGTTTTGCGGATATGATACAATTAACTCATTTAAAAATACAACAAGTAATATCTAAAGTTATACCTGACGGTGTTTATTTAGATGTAGATGGTTTAGCTGAAGTAGATTTAGGTAATGGAACTAGCTACAATGCTAAAGAAGCTTTAAATATGTATTTTCAAACAGGTAGTATCTTAGGTAGATCTATGAATACTGAAGGTGATCCAAACAATGGAAGAATACCAATACAAGAATTAGTTAAGAATGATGGTGGTTCAAAAGTTAACAGTTTAATTTCTACTTACCAATACTATCTGCAAATGATTAGAGACGTAACAGGACTTAATGAAGCTAGAGATGGTAGTCAACCAAACTCTGACTCTTTAGTAGGATTACAAAAACTTGCAGCTGCTAATTCTAATGTAGCTACTAAACATATTTTAAATTCTTATTTATATCTAACTGTTAGAACTTGCGAAAATATAATTTTAAGAACTTCTGACAGTATAGAATTTGCTTTAACTGAAGAAGCTTTAAAAAATAGTATATCGACCTGGAATGTAGGTCAACTAACTGACATTTCTCAAATACATTTAGCTGATTTTGGTATATACTTTGATTTAGTACCAGATGAAAGAGAAAAAGAACAATTAGAAGCTAATATACAAGCTGCATTACAAAGCGGTAGTATTAATTTAGAAGATGCTATAGATATTAGACAGATAAACAATCTTAAATTAGCTAATCAAATGATTAAGCTTAAAAGAAAAAGAGCTGCTGAAGCTGCACAAGCTGCACAACAAGCAAATATAGCTGCACAAGGCCAAGCTAACGCTCAAGCTAGTGAAGCTGCTGCACTTTCAGAAGTACAAAAGCAACAAGCTGTATTGGATACAAAACTTAAGTTTGAAAAAGGCAAGTCAGGTTACGAAATAGAAAGAATGAGAGCTGACTCTCAAATAAAGCGAGAGTTAATGGAGTTAGAGTTTAACTACAACATGCAATTAGGAGAACAAAAGATTATTAAAGAATCTAAACGTGAAGCTGATATTGAAGATAGAAAAGACAAGCGAACTAAAATAGTTGGCACACAACAAAGCGCTATTGTAGATCAAAAGAAAAATGATTTAACACCGATAGACTTTGAAGACGAGCAGGGTGAAACTGCTCTGAATATTTAATTATTATATTATATTATATTATATTATGGCGATAAAAGTAGAGAAAGAGGATGCTAGTAAAGGCTCCTTAAAAGTAGGAAAAAAGAAAGCTGGTAGACCTAGAAAAATGGTAGAAAAACCAGAAATAACAAAAGTAGAATTAAAGAAAAAAGAAAATGCCGTTCCAGAGCAAAGCACAACAGTCGTGGATGAAAATACACAAACCACGTCTTTGGAAAAAGTGGAGGAGAGAACACCCGAACCAAAATCTGAAAAGCCTACCGAAGAGAAAAAAGAAGAAATAATAATGGAGGCTGCTTATGAAGAAGCTAAAGATTTAAAAAAAGAAGTTAAAGAAGCTATTAGAGATGAAAAAGTATCAGGAGTACAATTACCTGAAAACGTAGAAAAGCTAGTTAGCTTCATGCAAGAAACAGGTGGGACAGTTGAAGATTATGTAACTTTAAATAAAGATTACACTAAATTTGAAGACGGTTTACTTGTTAAAGAATTTTATAAAAAAACTAGGCCACATCTAAATGACGATGAAATATCTTTTGTTATGAAAGATAATTTTGAATTTGATGAAGAAGTGGACGAAGAAAGATTTGTACGTAAACAAAAGTTAGCGTATAAAGAAGAAGTTGCGAAAGCCAAGAACTTTTTGGAGCAAATGAAGAGTAAATATTATGATGAAATCAAGTTGAGGCCATCTGTTACCAATGAGCAGAAAAAAGCTATGGAATTTTTCCAACGATACAACCAAGAACAACAACAGAATACACAAGCTAGGAATGAGTTTGTAGATAAAACTAAATCTTTTTTTGATACTGAATTTGAAGGTTTCAATTTCGAAGTAGGAGACAAAAGGTTTAAGTATAAAATCTCAAATCCTTCCGCAATGGCAGAAGCTCAAAATGATGTTTCTAAGATTATTAGTAAATATACTAATGATACTGGCGACATTGTGGATATGAATGGATACCATAAAGCATTATATGCTGCTAGAAACGTTGATAGATTAGCTGAACATTTTTACGAGCAAGGCAAAGCCGATGCAACTAGAGATATTGTAGCAACGTCTAAAAACATTAATAGCGACCCAAAACCTATGGATACAGGGGAAACTCTACCAAACGGTTGGAAAGTTAGAGCTATAAGTGGAGTTGATAGTTCTAAGTTGAAAATTAAAAAGAAAAAATAACATATAAAAAAAAATACAAATGAGTTTTGTAACAGGAGGGTCGTTCCCTGCAAGTATTGTACCAATGCCAAATCAAGTAACTGTCCAAGACAATTACATCGATTTTAATGACGGTGCATTCAATCAGTGGGCGCAACAATATCTACCTGAGCTCTATGAGCAAGAGGTAGAAAGATATGGAAACCGAACATTATCTGGTTTCTTAAGAATGGTTGGTGCTGAAATGCCAATGACATCGGATCAAGTAGTTTGGTCTGAACAAAATAGATTACATGTAGCTTATGATAATGCCGCTGTAGCAGCTAACGCTGGTTCAAGTATTACTATAACAATTACGCCAGGTGCTAGTAACCCAGCTACTTCAGCTATTAGAGATGGTAATACTATCTTAATAACTGATAACGCTACAGGTCTTGTATCTGCAAAAGCTTTAGTAACTGACAGAACTTCTGGTGGTACTACTGATGGCTACACAATTGATTGTGTATTATACGAAACAACTTCCGCTGGTTTAGCAGGAGCTATTACAGGTGGAGCTTGTAGTTTGTTTGTATATGGTTCTGAATTTCCAAAAGGAAGTAACGGAATGCAAGGTGCAATTGAGCCAGGTGTTACAACCTTTACTAATTCTCCAATTATCCTTAAAGATAATTATGAATTAAGTGGTTCTGATGCTGCTCAAATAGGTTGGATCGAAGTAGCTACTGAAGACGGTACTTCTGGATACTTATGGTATCTAAAAGCTGAGTCTGAAACTAGATTAAGATTTGAAGACTATTTAGAAATGGCAATGGTTGAAGGTGAACTTCAAGTTACTGCTAACACAGCTTTTGGTGGAAACTTTGGACCAGGTGGTGCTGCTCAAAACATCAAAGGAACTGAAGGTTTATTTGCTGCTATCGAATCAAGAGGTAATGTATACTCTGGTTTTGCTGGTGCTGCTGCTCCTGGTTCAGGTGCGTTAGGAGATTTTGATGAAATCTTAAAGCAACTAGATAAGCAAGGTGCAATTGAAGAAAACATGTTATTCTTGTCAAGACAAACTGCTCTTGATTTTGATGATATGTTAGCTGCTACTAATGGTGGATTTGCTTCTACTTCTGCTGCTTCTTACGGTTTATTTGATAATGAATCTGAAATGGCACTTAACTTTGGTTTTTCAGGTTTTAGAAGAGGTTCTTATGACTTTTACAAGACTGATTGGAAATACTTAAACGATGCTACTACAAGAGGTATGTCTAGCGCCATTGATGGTGTTATGATACCAGCTGGTACATCTACAGTGTATGACCAACAATTAGGATCAAATATTAGACGTCCTTTCTTACACGTAAGGTTTAGAGCTTCTGAAACTGAAGACAGACGATTCAAAGCTTGGATCACTGGTTCAGTTGGTGGTGCTTATACCACTGATCTTGATACTTTGAGAGTTAATTTCTTGTCTGAAAGATGTTTAGTAACACAAGCTGCAAATAACTTCGTGTTATTTAGAGGAGCTTAATTAATTATTAACATTTAAAAATATAAGAAAATGAGTTATTTAAAACTAATAAAATCAGCTACGTCTTTTGACTTAATACCTGCTGATAATATTGTACATGTAAAAGGTACAGAAGGT